CTTGGGGTGAAGTCCCTCTCTGTCTGACTCACAAAGACCACCTTACGGGGTATTCTATGTGGGAAAGGATTAATTGGGCCGATCACGTTGACGAGTATTTGGCGAGTTTCGTAGGCGCTAAGAAAAAGCGCGCTGTAAGCGCGAATCAGCAGTTACGTGAGCAAGGTCTTGACGCTGTCGACCGGGCTGTGACAGAAAACACTCTCCGCATGAAAGGCGATGAGCTTCTGTACCAACGTGACTCGGAATCGCGGCCTATGCTCAAACCACGCGGCATCATTGATGTCGCAGCAATCATCCAGGCGTTTGCTGGGCCTGAGATTCGAGAAGCGACTACCCGCCTGCATGAAGAGTGGGCTTGGTTGGCCACGGATTCACTTCCGAGACCCAGCCTACTCTACAAACACAGGGTTCACGGGAATGTGGACTTCATTATCACCTTTGGTAGTGATGCGACTGATCGTAAGCTGACCAGCTGGTGGAGAGCGATCTCCACCGGCCGTTCGGAGTACTTCAGGCGCGTTTATATCTTAGTTGGTGGTGATGACTCACTTGTCGTCTTGGATTTTCCCGGCCAACCGCTTCTTCTCGTGGAGGGGGATGCCTCAATGCACGATCAGTCCCAATCAATGGGACCTCTGCTACATGAGATGAAGCTGCTGCGATTTCTTGGTGTCACATCCGAAGTCATTCGTGTTTTAATGCAGAACACGTTCGCCGCGTACAAACTGCGGTACCCCACTTGCGAGGGCGGTGTTAGGATAGAGCATCCTAGCCGCCCCATGCGCCCGACTGGCGGGCCCGAGACATCTCTCGGGAACTCCATCACCATGGGCACAGGCACAGTGGCTGCGTACCGCCGCCTGTTCAAAGAACACGGAACGGATCTCTCCCAGTACACTCCTGAGCACGTCGTTGGTGCCTTCATGTCAGCCACTGGCTTTCGCATGAAGATCAAGTGTCTGACGGAGATTTCCGATGCCACCTTCCTGAAGGGTACTTGGTACCCTCTCTCGACTGGGACCGCGGTATGGGCTCCTTTGCCCTCCCGTATCCTGAAGATGGGGAAAACCTTGACGGACCCTCGTCAGATCTACCGGATCAAGGACTACACCATGGCCTGTCGCTACTTCATTCGTGATGTGGCGGTGGGTTATAGTGAATTCCTTCCGGTTCCTCTGATTACCCAGTTCGTCGAGGCCTACTCATTTTTAGAGCCGGTCCTCGGGCCCAGTGGGTTCGCGCTTGAGCCGCATCAAGTGCGTGCCACAGGTGGTTTCGTGGGTACCCCCGATATCTCGGGGATCCTGCGCCGGTACCAACTTGACCACAAAGAGTTGGCGGAGATGTGTGAGCTCGTGCGTAATGCTGAGCCATTCACCTTCCTTGAACATCCTGGCTTTGAAGTCCTAGCCAGGATAGACTACGGCTAAATTGCATAGGACTTGGCCCTGCATGGAGTGGAGGTGGCAGGGAGAGGTGCACGGGAGGCACCTAGCGAATAAGGGGAGTACGACGAATTCACGTCATGCGTCAAGCTCGTCGTACAACTCTTCAAACTCTCGTCTCAGAGGGAATCATCTCTGACTCAGGAAAGCGCTGGCTCACGGAGGTCATGGATCCTTTTCACGATGAAAAGATCCAGCTCACCGGGTACCCAGACACCAATGTGGCCGGTTCGGTCGTCCAAGTCATTCGCAAGTCGCTGCAACTCAATGTGCCCGCTGGCGTCGGCTCGGGGAACTGGGATTGTAATATATGCATGTTCAACGGTGAGCATTCAGTGAACAATGTCCCAGCGCCCGTGTCGCAAGTCATCGCAAACCCTTGGGATCAGCCCGCGATCTGGCAGTCGATCAACAATGGCCTGCAAAGCTACCCTTCCAACGGAGTGGTGGCTTTCTCAGCGGTGTCAGGTGCCCAGACCTTCGGGAGTTCTAGCACGAGTACTGGCGTCTCCCAAGTGTCCTGCTCCACAGGAGCGACTCCATACTTGGCGCAAAACGCGCGCATCATTGCCAAAGGCTTTGAGGTCGTCAATACCACTGCCGACCTCAACAAGCAGGGCCTTGTCACAATTTGGCGC